CTGCTAATAAACATTGATGTATAAATGGTGCTGATGAGGGATGCATATGTTTAATGTGCTCTATATATAAAAAGAAACATAATGCCATTATCCACGAATCTCCATGAGATGTTTCTTTTCCTCCTGAGTACATTACTCCCCTAATCAGTCGCCAAAAATTTCCTGGTTGCAATGTAATTTTATTAGTAACATGATACAACAATAATAAATATAATTTCTTCAATAATCGTCGTTGTGATCGGTTCATTCTATTCCAAGCGTAATATCTCGCTCCTGCCGCAAGGTAAATATATAGCATCCAATCAGTTATATGTTTGTCTAAAGATGTAATATCTCCATCTACCCAAAAAATATCTTCATTATCATAGTTAAGAACTACAGCCAACTGATACCAACCGCCATACCAAGGAGTACAGCCTATTGTTATCAATTCACCTCGTTCTATTAACATTCTATTCTTATGAAGTAAATCGCTCAACAATGTTAATGTCAAGCTAGGTATAAAAAATTCCCGCACTTTATACAATGCTTTTGGAATTTTTGAAAGCATTTTTTCAAATAAATATCGTAACTCTGGCTTTAACTTAGTAACGTTAAATGGTGTAAATTCTGGTTCTCTATCGTTAGCTAAATCAATCATTATACCATGTAATTCCCTAGCTGCCGCTTCTAATAAATAAACTTTATTGCCGGAATTTACAAGTCGATATTTTATCCCGTCTATAATCATTGTAAATGATTGAGTGTTCTGAATTCCTCCAGACGTCCTCAATTTTACCATGGTTATTATTTCACGCGGGCTATAGTGAAATCTAAATCGTCCATAATATTCTTGCGTTCTTAGTTTCAACTCTAGCATACGTAATGCAGGACTAATATAGGGTCGTATTCTAGTATATGAATCGCCTCGTTGACATGTATCAAATGAAAATTCTCTCAATAAAGAGATTACTTTTAATTCATTATTCTTAACTGAATTGGTGCTATAATAATATAAAGGATATTCTATCCCGTCTACTACTATTTTTTCATTTAAAATAGTATATATCGATGTTCTATGCTTACACAAATCTTGTAGAGATTTAATTGAACAATTATCTTTTTTCGGTATCCGAATTTTTAACCCCATGTACGTCGCTATCAATTGATCCATTTTACTTGACAATTCTGGTACAAAGGATGCTAATGTTTCGCTAGTCAACTGTAAATTATTTGTATGATTTGACATAGAATTCAATCTGCTATGAGATACTGGAGTATAAAATTCTCTATACCAGTGAGTGTACATCTTTTCAAAATCAGATATAGTATATATTTTTATTTCATCTCGTACTAAGCTTATTCTATATCTCGATACTATCATAGCATATACATGTGCATGTAATTCTTTCTCAGATTCAAAATCTTTCGAACAAAACTGAGGAACTACTATCAACTCATTATTTTCATCTACAATTGTTTTACTAACTACACGAACTCCACATTGTTCTCCAATGTGTTTACTACAATTATCATAAATAACTTGCATTCTCTTCACTCGTCGTCTGTAAAATAAGTAATTGGTAATATCGTACCGTGGTAATATTATCTTCGCCAAAAAAAAAGAAAATATTTTTTCTTCTAATCGTTCTATTTTATCTAAATTTTCTTAGTGAAAGTAAAAATTCTCG